GATCTCTGGAACATTTTAAGGCCATCGCCTTGGTCAGTTACAGAAGTTAAGATGAAGAAAGCATCTGGGTCTGTCAGATAATGATTTACTGAGTAACCACCAGAAAGAACACCAGTGTTCTTAATAGAGTTCAGGTCATTGTCTGAAGTTCCAGTTCTTAACTGAGAATTTAAAATTCTGTCAGCTACAAAAACAAGTTCACTAGGAACTATCATTTTTGATGCTTGTACAGAAATTGTCAATCCTCTGTCATCCGTGAAACCGCCTATGTCGATTAACGCATCTTCTAATGAAGTTTCGTTTAAATCAGCCATTGATGTAGCTCTGTTTGCAGCTGTTCCACCACCAGAAAGTGGGTGATCAGTTGCTATTAGAGATTTACCATCTCCGCCAGTAAAACTGGACGAGAAAGCGTTGTTTAATACGTCTGCACCTTTAACTTCTTTGGTGTTAGCCATAGATTTTGCTAATGCTTTAACGTATCTCTTACCTAAAGAGTCATAAAGGTTGTCTTCAACTGCTTCTTCAGTTAACGCAAACGCTAATGCCACTGTATCGTGGGTATAACGTGCACTGTAACTTTCAGATGCGTTGTCGAAGCTAACGCCTTGACCTTCAGTTTTTGTTGGTGCTGAACCAAATCCAGTTATCAACACCTCTTCTTCAAAAGCACGGTTGGAATCTTCTACAGAGAAAATTTCTTCGTACTCATTGTTGTACTCATCATAAGATAAGCCAAAGAGGCTGTTTAATCCGGGTTCTAACTCTTTAGCGAGTTGAGCTCTTGATATTGCCATTGTTATTTACCTTATGCTAGACCAGCACCTTTAACTCCATTGACATGATTACAAATCGTGCAATAGACGTTGGTGTTAGCTGACGCTACGTCATCGTTATCAGGGTCCTGTGAAATATCTAATGCTTTTAGAGGCAACGTAGTGGCAGTTCCGCCAGTTGTTACATCAAGTTCTACATTAGAACGTCCAGAGGCTGTATCGCCAACAGGAGAGTTTTCAACAATGTCAAAATTTCCGAACAAGTCAGTTACTGGAAAAGCAGCATCAGCTTGTATTTCAAAAACAACATTACTGTCATCAATCACGTTAGCCACTATATCAGAAGCAGATATGCTACCGGGATAGTGATTTTTAAAAACTTGTTCGCCTGTCGTTGGGTCAGTGTAACTAACTCCGTTAAACACTCCGACAACAGGAACAGCACCAGTGGCAGCATGTCGACCTAAAACTCCACCTGTTAATTGCGTACATAAGTCGCCATTAAAAATTGGTGTTGTAGCTCCACTAGCTATCCTATATCTGGATTGTCCTCCAGAATAAGGTGCTCCGCCATTCATACGAACAGGTTTTAATCCAAAAGGGGCATCTTTATTAGCCATAATTTTTTTTACCTATTTAGTTATGATTGTTACTTTTTCCCAAAAGTAACATTAGACTTTCTTTGCGAGTCATACTTGACATACCTACCGTCTTTAGAAGACTCATTAAACATATTATTGTCTAATGCTTCTTTTGCTTGTTGGTTTTTGCCTGAGTAATAAGCATTACGTTCGGCTATGGTTTCAAGAGGAATCTTCGCTAAGAGTAGTCCTTCGTTATATACTACGCCAGCATGTCTACCAGAATCCATAGTAGGCAGTTCAAATTCTTGAGGTAAGTCGGTTCCTTTTACAAGTTCCCAACCCTCACGAATTCTTCTACTTACATTGGCTCTGTCCTCTTGTCCCATCATTGATTCTCTTATCCAACGATATTCATATCCTTCAGGTGCTTGAGGTGTTTCTAGTTTTCTTACTGGTCGCCATGGGGTTCTCTTCGAATTTTTAGCGTGAGTTTCGGATTCACGAGATTTTCTGGTTATTGTTTCTTGTTCTACTTCATTAGTCATCTTATTTAGCCTCTCTTAGTGAAATTTTTTGTTTCTCTTTAGCAACAGATTTTAACCATGCGTCTTCCGACATATTATGTGGTTTCAATCCCCTAAGACGTTCAACTTCTGATTTAGAAAAAGTCACACCGTTCTTCTTGCCTTGTGTTTTTTGACGACTACCAACGGTAGGTGAAGCGACTCTTTGCACAGCGGGTCTGTCTTCGGATTTTACGTCATTTTTTTGCCCTTCTAATGTAGGGAAAACTTTTTTTACTCTGTCAGTCAATTCATTATAATAATCGTCCGACTCAGGTTCAAAACCTTCTTGCATCAAAACTATATGCGTATAGTCAGCATATTGTGATGCTTGCACAGTTTCTTCATTATCAGCGTCACCATACCAAGAGTTATTTTCGTGCCAATCTAAAGCTTTATCGCTTGGCTTCTCTGGTTGTTGTTGCTGTTGTTGATATTGCTGTTGTTGATATTGTTGTTGTTGCACTAGCTGTGGGTTTTGCACAGGCTGTTGTACTTGAACTTTGGCCATTCTGACTTTTTCTTTTTGTATGCTCAAATCACTTTTTAAAGTGTCAGCTTTTGACATTAAGTCAGCATCACCAGAAGCTACAGCTTTTTTATACAACTCATTAGCTTGTGCTTCTTTAGCTTGTATTGCGTTTTCTTCTGCTTGCACCAACTGTGCCCTTGATTGCACACGCTCTTGATTGTAATAAACCGTTTCTTGCTGTTTTTGTGCCAGCATTTGTTCTAATTGTGCTGCTCTTTCTTCTACAGCTCTATTACGTTCATTTAACTTATTTATTCTTTTTGAAACCGATTTAGTATAGCTTTCCAACTCATCGTCTGGAGATGCTTCTACTATGTCTTGTTCTACTACCTCTACTTCAACGTCATCAGCCTCAGACTGAATTTGTTGTGCATTTTCTTGTTCATTCATCATAAACTCACTATGTCATCAGGGTCGAGAATTGTGGCTATCACTTCATCATCATTGATAATGCGTACTTCAGCACCTTCCTCCAATTTAAAACGAGAGCCTGAGTAACGCCCTATTAAAACCCATTGTTTTTCTTCACACCACGGTGTACCGGAAAATCTTTTGCTGTCTTTGTAACAGTCAGGTCCTTGTTTAACTACATAAGCAACCACAGTAGCCAAAGCTTCACGGTCTACGGTGCTTTGTGCTAAGTGTATTCCACCTTTTGTCTTGGCTTTACCAGCATACGGCAACACCAACATACGCCAACCTGTAGGTTGTGGCATACGGTCTAATAACGATTTGTCTAAAAGCGTAGGATCAAGAACTCGTGCTTCTTCTTCAATGTAAGCATCTGCAACTATGTCGTTTGTTGATTTAAGTTCTGCCATCTAATCCTCTTTAAAAAAACTTTTTAATTCTGTTTGCATATAGTATAGAGCAGATAACTCACCTTGCAAATATCTATAATGTTCCATATCTTTCAAACCGCCTGACATTAAAGTTTCAGAAACTTGTAATTCTCTGTTTTTAATAAGTTTCTTAATTTTATCAAGGAATTGAATTTCATCCATTATTTTTTAGCTTTAGCTGGTCTGCCTCTTTTTTTATCTGTTGGTTTTGCTTTTTTTGGAGCTGGTTCTTTTACAGGCTTTTCTACAACAATTTCTTCTACTTCAGCTACAGGTTCTTCTACAACAACTTCTTCTACAACTACAGGTTCTTCACCTTTTTCTATTCTAGCTATTTTGTCTGCAATTCTTTTTTCATTAGCTACGTTCTTAGCATACTTAGCTGCTGTTGACTGTGCGTGTGCCGCTGCTTCTGCTTCTCTTTCTAATCGTTTTGATTGACGCAGTTCTTCTGCTGCTTTCATTTTAAATGATGTTGTCATATTTAATTCCTCGTTTTTGTTCCTAATTCAAGTAGCTTTAAATCAGCATTTTGTTTAAGTCTGTCTATCGCTACATTTAGTTTATCATCTGCTATATCTTTTTGCACATTTATACGTTGTTCTTGCAAATTGTTATCTGAAGCTTTTTCTTGTGCTCTTTGATTTTGTTTTTGCGTAAACTGTTGCGTTTCAATATCCAGTTCTTTTCCTTTTAAATCTAATTCAGTTTTTCTTATTTCAACCAGTGGGTCGCCATCTTGACCTTGGCCAATAGATTGTAAAAATTCAGAAGTTAATTGTGCCATTATTGGTGCACTGAATTGGTCCAACGTAATTTGGATTTGTTGTTGTGCTTGGTCAGCTTCTTGCGGTGACATCTGTTGCATTTGACCCTGTACTTCTTGTAGTTGCATTTGCACTTCTTCTGGTATTTGTTGAGAAGATATTTCAGATGCAAGCAGCTGCAAGTGTTGCATACAATGACTAATAATTATTGACTGTATCATTGGATTTTCTTTTACAACTTGTGTCAAAAACAAACTTTTATGCGTTTCCAAATGAGCTTGGTGGTTTTGTCCTTCAAAAGCTTGTGCTGGCTGGCCCATCATCAGACTGCTGTTTTCAATACCAGCCTCTACTGGTTTTGGTGTGGTGTCTGGTGGTGGTGGTATTAAAGATTCTACATCGTCTACACCTAAAGCTGCGTACATTCTTTTGTATGCTTCATACAAACCTTGTTGTCCATGTATTTCAGGATTTGATTGAACCATTTGTAAAAGTTCTTGTGCCAAAGTAACTCTTTGACTTTGTGAAAATATATTAGGATCAGACACAGGCACTACGTCTACACGTCCATCAAAATCTTGTTGTTTAATTTCATTAGGTGCCGAACCCATAGCAAAAGGATATGAGGGTGGTAAATAATCTGAAAAGACTTTTGATAAAAGTTGAAACTCTATTTTTTGTGCGTAATGCAACCTTTTATGTATAGCACTCATTACCTTTGTGCCCCTTTCTAAAAGAGCTACGGTAGTTCCTACTGGCATAGCTGCATTGCTGTCACCTACATTCATATCTGCTATTGCAGCAAACCTTTTTCCAGAATCAACCAACAAACCAAGTAATTGCATAAGCACGTTGCTAGGCTCTTTAATTGGTAAAGGTATAAGATTTTCTCTTAAACTGCCTCCAGTAGTGTCGATGTCTCTAAACTCTCCGGGTTGTAATGGTTGGTCTTCGTCTCGTATTCGCATACCTCTGGCTTTGAAACCAGCTGGTAGATTCGCTAATGTTCCAGCGTCTATAAGCTGTCTTAGTATTGAAGTAGATGCTTTAGACAACCCACCAATCATGTGTGAAAGACCCAATCCATAAAAACCTAATCCCGGCAGAAATTTGTACTGCACAAAATAATTAATTTTATTTTTGAGTGGATCACCTTCTAAATAGTTTCTTCTTATAGACAAAACCGTTTCTGATGCTTCATCAACGGTAATGATGTAAGGCAGTTTTAAGCCTGTAGGTTCGCCGTTAGCATCTATGTCTTCAAAATCTTCTATATCTAAAACGGTGTGTATTTCGTAAATGGTTCTGCTTCTGTCTTCTTTATAACTAGACTCTATGCCTTGTATTTCATCAATTTGCATTTTTACATCAGAATCGTCTTCGGTGTAGTCTTGCTCATTAATTTCTACATCAGCATAAAAACCGGTTACTTGTTGTTTTTTTATTTCGTTTAAAGACATGGAAAAAGCGTGTGTAATTCTTTCTGCTGATGACATGTTAGATGCTTCATAAGGCACTATTAAATCTTCAGGAGGTATAAACTTAGACACGGCCTTGTTTGTTACAAAATCAAAATATACTTTTTTGAAAGCAGAACCCGCTAGTGGCAAATAAAACAACAACATGTCTAACTCTGGGTCGTATTCTTGCATTACATTCATAATGTAATAATTCATAAACTGTTGCACTCTTGCCGCTTGGCTTTCAGTTTCTATTGTTCTTGCACCAATTATTTCTGTCTTAACTGGTCCTTTGGCTGGCAACATTTCCTTGTATGCTTGAGCTTGGAACTGGGTAACGGCCTCTGCCAAAATTGGGTGAATTACGCCAGAAGAACCTTCAAACGGTTGACTCCTTTGTTCATCAAATTTCATACCCAAATATTCTAGGCCTTCCGTATAAGTTTTTTCCCATTCGCTCCTTGATTGTTTGTCGCTGTTAACGGAACTTATTAAATCTGATGCAATTTTAATAAGTATTGTAGGGTCGATAAAATCTACTAAATTAGAATCAAAATCCATTTCTGGCATAGGTTCTTCTTCTAGCTCGTCTCCTACCAATATTTCATCTTCATTAACAAGTATTTGTGCTGCATCACTTATCATGTCTTGTCTTGAAGGTTCTTGCGGTATTGTTACCGAAGACCCTTGCTCTGTGATGTCAAGGTCGTTATTTGGGTCTAATGCTTTGTCTATTGCCATAATCGTTTAGTGTAGCACTCTAGGTCTCATTTCGTCACCCAAAGAAAATAAATCCGTCAGCTCTCCTTCTAGTATTAATCCTTGCGATTCTGCTATTAGTTCTGCTTGTTGTTCATTTTCAGCGTGTATATCTGGACCCTCATACTCTTTTGTGTCGTGTATAAATCTGGTTAAAAAAATCTTCATTAATAATATACTGTTCTGTTTTTAGATAAAAACTTTATTTCATCTTGATAATCTTCTTTCAAAGATAAAAAACCACCCTGTCTAAATCTCATTAAAGCCATTGTTGTGCTGTCACAAAAGTCATCGTTGTCACCAAACGGAAAAGAAGCCAACTCTTCTCTAACTAAATCAGCGTAATCTTCATCAG